GAACTGTATCCGATTATAAATAAAGTTGGATACGATAATATGGTATTGGTTCAATTGGTTCGTGATGATTGTTCATACAGTTCAGATTCTCGGCGATACTTTAACGGTAAGCCACTTGAGAAATTTGTAATCTCTCACGAAACTCCTATTGTTCAAGAGGATATCCTTCCCGAGGAAATTCCTATTCTGACATATAGGATTTACAATAATGGAACTCTACCAGATTTTAATTCAACATTAACTGAAATATATAATAAACTAAACTGAGGAATATATTATGAAAACTAGAAGCGAAATTTTAACAGCACTGAACGAAGGTGTGTGTATTGTAAACTTCACCAAGCAAAATGGTGAGTCACGCGTAATGCAATGTACCCTTAACGAGGCCATTGTTCCCCCAGCCGAAAAAGCAGATCCTTTAACTCAGAAAAAAGTTCGTTCTGTTTCTGAGGAAGTCGTTGTCTGTTGGGACATCGAAAAGGAAGGTTGGAGATCTTTCCGGATGGATAGTGTAAATGCTTTTGATTCAGTAGCAATCTAAACATAAAAAGGTAATAAAAATATGAGTTGTTTGTACAAAGGGAAAGTTGTAGAATCTGAACTATCCAAGAATGCTCGTGGTGGAAGTGAAATGATGAGAGACCGTCTGCTTAATAGCGCGGATCCCATCCTTTTAGATAAGGTAGCAATTCATCTTTCCAGACCACGGGAATTGTACGAGGATGTCCCTAATATTCTATGGTGTCATGATCTAGCCGAAGATCCTGAAAACGAAATCCTCAAGGATGGTGGTTGGAAAAAATTTGACCACTTTATATTTGTCACCGCTTGGCAACGTGATCAGTATGTAGTACGATATGGAATTCCATACTCAGAATGTACTGTGATCTATAATGCTATTGAGAAGACATATGATCCCAAGGAAAAGAATACTGATACTATAAGATTTGTTTATCACACCACTCCACATCGTGGGCTGGAATTGTTGGTACCTATCTTTGAGGCTCTTGCTCAACAGTTTCCGAATATTCATCTCGATGTGTATTCAGGGTTTGATATCTATGGATGGCAAGATCGTGATGAGCCTTACAAAGGTCTTTACACCAGGATTGATTCTCATCCTAATATGACGTATCATGGGGTCCAGGATAATGAGACTGTGCTAAAAGCACTTGAAAGTGCTCACGTGTTCCTATATCCAAACATTTGGCGTGAGACGTCTTGCATCGCACTCATCGAGGCAATTAAAAGTCAGGTGATTTGTATCCATCCAAATCTTGGTGCCTTACCAGAGACAGCGACAAACGCAACTATTATGTATGATTTTAATGAGGATCCAAAGATCCATGCAAATTATGCATATGCAATTACTGCTCAACTTCTTGTGGCAATGCAGAATGATGAAAATTATTTTAATAAGTGGACATATTCTGATCGCTTTGCCTTGGCAAGAAACAGCATAGAGTCGTTTGCAACTGTGTGGAATCAAACACTTAGGAATATTACAGATGTCTGATAACATCATCCAGTTCCCAAAATTTGGGCCTGGGCCCTCGTCTCCTGAGGAACTTGCAGAAATGCTACAGGATTATAAAGAGGACTTTGCAAATGAAATAGCTGAGATGTTATGGAATCACGTAATTGGTGAGCTCCATAGGGCTGGATGTGATTTTCATACTGACATAGAAAGGTACTTTCCTTCAATGCTGTTGGTATTAGAATCCATTCGGTCCTTGCATTTGCAGTCACAGGGTGTATATCATCCACTCCAAGAAGTTGCTAAAGAGTCAGTCAACCCAGATGATCTGAAAAAAATGGTTGACATTAGTGAAGATTTGGATTAATATAGTAGTATTATATCAAATAAAACGGAAAATATTATGGCAATACTAATTGATTATAACCAAGTAATGCTGGCAAACCTATTTGCTAGTATCGGTAACCACACCAATGTGGAGGTTGACGAGAGTCTTATCCGCCACATGTTTCTAAGTTCTCTCCTACGAATTCGTAAAAAGTTTAATGATGAGTATGGTGAGATTGTTTTATGTGCTGATGCTAAAAATGTCTGGCGCAAGGATGTGTATCCTTATTATAAGGCGAATCGGCGTAAATCACGAGATGAATCTGATCTTGATTGGAATCAACTTTTTAATGTGATGCACAAAATTCGTGAGGAGGTTGCTGATAACTTCCCTTATAAGGTACTATGGATTGAGAAATGTGAAGCAGACGATATCATTGCCACCATTTGCCACGACAACGGCACCGAACTCAATACTGGTTCTGAAAAGTATCTTATTGTTTCTGGTGACAAGGATTACATTCAGTTACATGTTTACGCAAATATTGATCAATATGATCCTATCCGTAAGCGTTGGATTAAAAATAATGATCCAAATAAATACCTGCAGGAACATATTTTAAAGGGTGATTCTGGTGATGGAGTACCTAATGTGCTGTCTCCAGACAATTGTCTTGCTATAGGTGAGCGCCAGCGGCCTATGACATCAAAACGATTGAATGTTTTATTGGAAGGTACTGATAACATGGATGAGGAAACTCTTCGTCGGTATCACCGTAATAAGATGATGATTGACCTTAATGATATTCCTGATAATTACAAGACTATCATTCGTGAACAGTTTAACAAGGAAAAAGCTATCGGCAGAGAGGGGTTATTTAATTACTTCGTACAGAACAAATTAAAGAATCTTATGACCGACATACAGGATTTTTAAAACATGAAACTTTCTATTTCTGAAATTTTAACCAAAGCAGCAACCGAAAAGAAAAAAGCAGATAAGGTTGATTGGTTACGTAAAAATGATTCGCCGCAGATTCGAATGATTTTACGACTCACATATGATGAGAATATAAAATTTCTTATACCAGACACTGCTCCTCCATGGACAAGAAATGAGTTTGAGGATGAAGCAAAGCCATTGCTCTTCAGAGAGGCAAGGCGGCTTAAGATTTTTGTAGAGGGTGGAGGCTATGACACCATCCATCCAATCAAACGCGAAACACTATTCATCCAACTACTACAGGATATTGATAACAATGACGCTGAATTGTTAGCAAACAATATGATAGCTCATAAACCAATTAAAGGGTTGACTCGAAAGACTGTTGAGGAATCATATCCTAATCTATTTACTTCTCCACTAAAAATATAAGGACCAATAGGAAGAAAAATGGCAAAGCGATTCAAAAATCTGCGTAGTGGTACTCCACAGTATGATGATGACTGGGGACCCAAAAATGAAGATCGTTGGAAAGAAAAGCAACGTGGTAAGAAACGTACACAAAAGCGGAAGCATAAGCACCGTGAAAAGTTTCAGAACTTTAAGGACTTCAACGAGACGTAAAAATATTTTAAATTATTTTAAATTATTTTCGTTAGAGGGGTTGACATTTCCTAGAAAGGTGTTATATTAATACTATGATTATGATAAAGGAAATGAAATGACAATAAGTGATAAATTGATTCTCATCGACTGTGATGGTGTAGTACTTGATTGGGAATATGCATTTGATGCATGGATGAAGCGACACAACTATGTAAAAGAAGTTGAAGGCGCTTATGATATGGACATTGCATATAATATGCCGTCAGTTGAGATCAAGCGTTTGATCCGAATGTTTAATGAAAGTGCTACCATCCGTAAATTACCACCCCTCCGTGACGCTATTAAATATATCAAAAAGCTTCACGAGGAACATGGATATATTTTCCATGCCATTACTAGTCTTAGTAATGATCAATACGCTCAACATTTACGGACTAAGAATCTCCGTGAGCTGTTCGGCGATACCGTATTTGAAAAATACATATATTTAGATACAGGTGAAGATAAGGACAATGAGCTCATTCGGTACGAAGGTACCGGCTGCTTTTGGGTTGAAGATAAAATCCAGAACGTAGATTGTGGAATTGGCTTTGGTCTACAAGGTATCCTTATGGCTCATCAACATAACTCAGGTTATACCGGTGAAGCACTTCGTGTACAAAATTGGAAAGAAATTTACGATCATAT